ATTCATTAACGCACTTTAAAGAAGAACAAGCAAAAGCGAGAAGGGAAGAAGTTAGAAAGTCATTAGACTATTACTCTGGTTCACTAACACATCAATACATAGAAGATTATTTTAAGTCTGACGCATTCCAAGAAATTCCTCACTACAATACTAATATCGTGAAAAAATTCGTAAATCGTATGTCCAAGATATATACGATTGGTGCTAAAAGAAATGTAACCAAGAAATATGACGAGATGACTGAAAAGAAAAATGCTCGTATGAAACAAATGGAACGTATGACTAGACTTATTGGTACGTGTGCCACCTATGTAATGTTTGATGAACAAGAACAAAAATTTGATTATCGTCCTATTTATTATTTTGAGCCATACTTTGGCGACAACCCTTATAAACCAGAAGCTATTGTTTATCCAATGATGCACGGACACGCAGACTTATCAGATACAACAGAATTAAAATATGCTTACTGGGATTCAGAAAGATGTATAAAGTTTGATGACAATGGAGATGTGTTTGAGGAAATAGAACACAATCTAGGTGTATTGCCTTTTGTATTTACTCACAGAGAAGAACAATTAGATTCTTTCTTTGTTGAGGGTGCTACAGATTTAGTATCTGCAAATGAGCATATTAATATTACAATGACTGAAATGCAGCTAGGACTACGTTTCCAAATGTTTGGACAGCCAGTAGTAACTGGGCTTATATCTGATAATTCTAATGTTAGAGCTGGATCAGATGAAATTTTAACTTTGCCAGAGGGTAGTAACTATAATATTGTTGCTCCACAAGGAAATGTAAGAGATGTTATTGAAAACATTAAATGGCAAATAGAATTAGTGGCGTTAAATAATCATCTATTTGTTACTTTCGCACAATCTGGTGGAGAAGTACCTAGTGGTATATCACTAATGATTAAAGACTTAGAACGCCACGAAGATTTTATGGACGACAAAGAATTATATCGTCAGTATGAACAAGATTTTTATAAAGTAGAATATGCTTTATCCCAAGTAAATAGCTTAGGGTTACCAGATCCTAAACGATTTAAAGTCGATTTCTCTGAAGTCGAATATCCGATGACTACTCAAGATAAGATTATGTTAAGCGAGTATAAGCTAAAGCATAACTTAACTACTGAAGCAAAAATAATGGCAGATGAAAACAAAGATTTAAGTGTTGACGAAGCACAGAGAATCATAGAAGAAAACAAAGGTGTCAACGGCACACTATTGCCAGAAGAACCAGTAGAGGAAGTAGAAGATGATCAAGACGCAAACGAAGGTTAATTTCAATTTCCATAAAGTGAATGACGCAAAAATGCGTACTATCATAATCGATAAATTAGAAAAAGTTGGAAAAGTAGCACTCAAGAAAGTAAAAGATACGTTTAAAACGCAAAAAGATATTAATGGTAAGAAATTTGCACAATCAACCTATGGATACCTAGCTCGTAAGCACGGAGGAAACTACTCTAAAATTAAAAGCAATAAAATTATGATAGATAGTGGTAGGTTGAGAGATAGTATTACAGGTTCTAGGAGTAAAGCAGATTCAACTTATAGTATTGGAACGCCACACGGAGAATACGAAGATCATTTAGAAAGAAAAGTTAGGTTTTCTAGGGAAGTAGATGGTAAAAGTGTTAGCTATAGTGGATATAGAGGAAGTCTTGGTAATGTTCCACAAAGAAAGTTTTTCTTTAGCACAGTTAAAGAAGCGTATGATGCAGTAGAACCAGAGATAGAAAAGCAAGTAGATGAATTTTTCGATGAATTTATAAAGAATCTTTCAACTTCTATGCGTAAACTTGGTTAATGGATAATCTAATAAAACAAATATTTAAAATGATGAACGAGTTGCGTGAAATCTCTAAAGCTAATAACGAACTATTAGGTTTTATCTGTCAACGAGTTGCTCCTCCAGGAAATGTAGAAAAAGATAGTATTGATATAGATGACTTTATGACGACTTCGTTAGAAATGTCTGAGATATTTGAAAAATATGATATTATGCCTGACGAGTTTGGGATTTCATAGATTCTTCCCTAGCGATTAATTCTTCTAACCACTTTCTTCTTTCATTATTCGTAGGACGTTTTGCTGGTAATGGATTTAACCCTACTTTCTTTGCTCGTTGCAATAACGCATATCTGTTAGCTCTATCCTCTCTACGCTTCTGCCTATAAGGTTTCTTGCCTTTTTTTATATTAGCTACTGCCTTCTTTTCATCTTGTTTTCTTTTTAAGGGTTTGTCGTTTATGGGATTTCTTTTTGGAAGTATTTCTATAGCTTGTTGGACTTCTTCGCTTTCTACATCTATAACCTCAGTAGCGTCTATTTCAGTTGCTTTTAAGAATTTTTCAAATGGACTATCTACTGTTACATTAATATTTTTAACTAGCTTACCAGAATGCTCTAATACTAGACGCCCTGCCTGGACATTTCCTTCAACAGCTTCTCGAACCATACTATTTAATACCATAGGTAGCTTTGCATTAAAAGAAATCATATACTTCTTATAATACATTTCCACAAACCTATCATCTGCAAACCAGTTGTGGATTGTTTGGGGTGTCATATTTAACTCGTTAGCGAGTTCGGTTTTATTTAGCTCTGGATTATTAATCAATAAGTCAATAGCAGCCATTTGATTGGCTTTCTTTAGTTCTATATTACTCATCTTCCTTGTCCTCTATATTTTTTCTTATAGTATTTCTTAGATAGCTTTGTCCCTCGTTTCGTATTATGGCTATTGCCTTGTCGAGTTTTTTTAGCTCCATTTGAACGTCTGTCCTGTGATGTGAAACCCCTCATTTCTTAGGGGTATCCTTCTTGCGAAATATTCTTTCCCACTTCTTTTCCCACTCTTTTTGAGAAATACCCATTCTCGGCTTGTCGCCTTTACCTGCACCATCGGGTTTTTTGTATATACTTTTTTCTACCATTTAACTCTGTTTGCCCAATAAGCTGCTGACATTTTACCTCTAGCTATATTCTTGCGATGTCTAGCTTTAAATGATCGGCGTCTTGCTTTTTGTGCTTTGCTCTTTGGATTCTTACCAGCACCACTTACACCTTGTTGTCCAAAACGGATCAACCTAATCTTGCTACCAGACTTTGCTAGTACAGCGTGTGATTTCTTTGGGTGCTTAGGTGTTCGCTTAGGTTTATTATATCCCCTAAAGCGTTGTCCTCTGTAAGTAATTGCCATTATTTCTTTTTACCCTTTTTCTTCTTTTTCTTTTTTGGGCGTCCTACTTTTTTTCCGTATGTTCCTATTCCTTTTGGCATAACTATCTCCTCTTTTTTGCAGTCTTAGCTGCTGCTTTAAATTGTTTTAATGTTGGTGCATATTTACTTTTTTTACTACGCATTCTTTCGACTTTCTTTGCACCACTAGCTTTTTGTCTTTTTATTCTTTTACGCTTTGCGTGTATATTTGCGTATAATCCTCTTTTAGCCATTATCTCCTCTTTTTTAATTTTTCCTTAGGACATTTACCAAGATAATCTACTCGATTTTCTGCTAACGTGTATCCTTTGTGTAACCCACAATAAGTTAAATCTCCTCGCTTTGCAGCGAAAGGACATTTTTTTTGGACTAACGAGCAATAGTCGAACATTTACCCTAATCTATGTCTAATTCTTTGTATAACTTGCGATCTGGCATTGAATTTTTAGTATTTATGACAATCATTGGCTTAGAAGGTAATCTTTCTACGAGGAACTTCTCTCCCTCGCATAAACACTCCTCTAACGGATTATCTTTGATACTGTGTTGTACTTCAAACACTTTCTCGCATTCTAAACATCTATAATCGTATCTAGGCATACACACAATTTAGGGGTAAATATTAATAAAATACCACCAATTTCTTGGATTGCTCGTCTAGTAAAAACACGACAAAAATCAGAACCTAGTAAATCTCTATAAGTCTAACAATATTAGTCGTTTACAGCTATTTTTTTAAATCTTGATTCTTATATATAGAGTATTAAATTATTACTATTTATACCTAGCAAATAGTCGTTTACGGTTACTTTGCAAGGATCATGATAGGACTTACCATAAATGTTTTCACTTCGCCTACATCCCTCCCGAACTGATTGAGGCGTCTTTTTCTCTTCGCCGAAATCAGGAGGTAGCTCTCTGGAGTTAGTTGTTTATAGGGCGAACAGTGCGAGGTGTTGAGGATATCCCATAAAATAAAATATATAAAATACTACCATCTTATGTAAATAATCGCTACATTATTGGAGTTGAGGAAATCAACACTAACAAAATAAGGAAAAAAAATGAGAAATAAAATAAAAGCAGTCGTAGAAATTACAAGTCTTGCAGTAGGATATTTTACAATTAGTTTAGTTTTACCAATGGTTCTTTTACCAAGTTTAGCTCCAATGGTTTTCATTGTCTGGTGCTTTATCACTCCAGCGATTTTTAACGTAGGAGAAACAAAATAATGAACTATACAACAATGAGATTAGAAAAAGAGAAAGTGAACGGAAGTTTTGGCTTTCTTTGGGGTTATCAAGGTAGGGACGAATTAAAGAACTACTTTGAAGTAGAAAATAAAGAAGAACAAAAAAGACACGCTGTAAATTACTATGTAGATTTAGCGATTTACTTCGGCTTTGAGAAGTTAGTTCTGGACGAAATCAACGAGATGATATTAGAAGCAAATTACACCATTTCACATTGGGATATTAAACATACTAAACCAATGGATTTACCAATCTCAGAACATACTATTGAAATGATTACTAAACTAGAGGAGGGCATTTAATGGATATCGAAAAAGGAAAGAAATTGACAAATAAGCTATTAAGCATTTTCGAAGAGTTGATAGAATGCGACATTATAGATAATGAGGTTTTAGAATGTGTGGTTGAATTGTCCGAACTTTTACCATATAAAGATAATGGCGTTTCAGTACAAGATGAAGATTACCAAGATAAGATTTTAAACCTTATCAAGAAAGTGAAAAGGGGGTAGAAATGATTTTATTAAATGCTTTTTTCTTGTGTGTTTCTACCGTTTTGGTATGGGAAATAATTAAGGAAATAAATAGATAAATCAAACTGATCAGTTGAAAACAAGAATAGATCGCTTTTTAACAAAAATAGATCGTTTTTTGAACAAAAAAGGAGAACAAACAATGGAAAGAATAACATTTACGGCATCAAAAGAAATAAGAACTCTAGCCGAAGAAATGCTAAATAAAAATATCTATAGTCTTAAATTCGTAAAAGATGACGGAGCATACTTAATGAACTATTACACAAGAACCGAAGAAGATAAGAAATTTTTGAAAGGCAATGATTTTGGAAATGTCTTCACTTATGGAGATTGGGTTAAATCAGAAAAACAAACTATTTCACTAAATCCCAATAAAAATAAAAACGTTTGGGAAGATAGCCGTTCGGCTTGTGGTGGAGATGATTTTGTAGAGGAGTTGGAATTATCTGAAGAGATGTTACTTTTTATGGAAGTTAACACAAACTATAGATTTTTTATCGATATATCAAAAAACGATGTTTCGTATGGGTTGATTTCAGGTAAATAGAAAAAGAGGGGGTGGTTCTGCCGCCCTCCAAAAATTTGATTAACAAAACAAGGAAAAAAAGAAAATGAAACTAACAAAAAACAAAATTATTAATATTGTCAAGCACAATGGAGATAATTTTAAAAAGAAATATCTTTCTGATAATTGGAAAATTGACAAAGAAAATAATCAGATTGAACGAATTACAGAAGTTGCGATTGATTGGTTAAAGGATAATCTTGAAAAAGATTTTTACACACTTTCGGAACTTAATGAGTTGGAATTAAATGATAAAATATTTAATGAAGATTATTTCATTATCGGAACTTATAAAGCGAAAAAATTTATTGGTTCTAATATGTTTGAAGTAATTGAATATATTAATGATTATCACTATGACGTGGATATCAAAACTATAGAAAGCCCAGAGAAATTAGTAAATTTATTTGCTTATGCTGTGGGGTGTAATTTGTTGAGTTCTCCATACGATGAACTGAAAGAGTTTCACGGCTTAGACTTTGAAGAAGAAGACGATTGGTATTATTAAAAAATAACAAAACAAGGAAAAAAGAAAATGAAAGTACACGAAACAAGAACGCAAATTATAAAAACATCTGAAGGATTTTCTGCAGATGTTTGGAAAACTTGCATACATAAAGACAAAAACGGAAGTTGGATTGTTTACTCCGTAGAAGTAAAAAACAAAAACGGATTTACCTCCGATGATGTGATTTTTGACACATTCCAAGAAATAAAAGAGTTTTTACTTGAAAATTATGAGGTTAGAATCTTTCAAAAAGATTTTAAAAAAACAGATTTAAGAGTAAATGAGAATGGTGGAAAGTCCAGAAGGTGAAAAGCCACTGATCGGATAAGCTAAAAAATCAAAAAAACTCATCAGATCTGATTGAAAAAAACAAAAAAAACAAACTCTCAACGGTGCGTTCTTATATTATATGCCAGAGGGTTTTAATATTAAAAAAGAGCCTAGAAATTAATCTAAGCTCTCTTTTCTAACAAACAAGGTTATGAAAAACGGATTAACCGTCATCATTGAAAGGATTTAAATTTAATATTTTTATATTATGTTTCATAATACAATTATTTTTATTTAAGAATTGGTAGTTTATTATTGTATATATACTATATTATTACTACCTTATTTTTAACAAGGAAATGAATATTATCAATAACAAAACAAGTATTTATTATAGGGGTGGCTATATCTCAATTCATATACCCTTATCAGTTAGATCAATTGTAGCTACCTCTATAAATTTATTATAATAAGCAAAGGAAAAAACATTGAAAACATTGGAACTGTTTGCAGGAAGTAGAAGTTTTAGCAAAGTTGCACAAAAACAAGGATTTAAAACTTACACCACCGATAATCAAGATTTTGGTAATATTAACCAGGTGTGTGATATTTTTGATTTTAATATACAAAGAGCCATAGATCAGCTTGGTGGAAAACCTAATGTAATATGGGCAAGTCCACCCTGCACAACTTTTTCGATTGCAAGTTGCGGCTATCATTGGAATAAAGACAGAACTCCAAAAACCGAAAGATGTAAACAAGGTATAAAAATTATAGAAAAAACTATTGAGATTATACAAGAATTAAAACCTATGTTTTACTTTATAGAAAATCCAAGAGGACTATTAAGAAAGCAAGAAATGATGAATTGTTTTCCAAGGAAAACGGTAACCTATTGTTCTTACGGAGATATGAGAATGAAACCAACGGACATCTGGACTAATTTAGATTGGACACCTAGAGAGATGTGCAAAAACGGAAACAGAGATTGCCACCACCAACCTGCACCAAGAGGGAGCAGCACAGGAACACAAGGATTAAAAGGTGCTTATGAAAGAAGTAAAATACCACCACAATTATTTGAAGAACTATTTAATAGAATGGGCAGAGTTCAATTAAAAGCATTACTAACAATACATAAAGAGGAAAACAATGAGTAAAAAAATAATAAATGACATAGCCAAGCAAGTTGAAGGAATTTGCGAAAAGTATGCACAAGGTAGAGCTGATCTAATGTGCGAACTAATAATACAAATTGATATAGAAAAATATAATCAAGCACAATTCGAAACAATAGTTAAAGAATTTAGAAATCAAGTATTTGATTATAGGAGGGTTAAATAAATGGCAAATGAAAGCATAGATGATTTAGTATCTATATCTGAAGAAGGTATTAATGTTGATACCGAAAAAAGAATTATCATAAGGAAATTAGCACAATATAATGATCCAGATGATTATTACCATATATATGAAACCTCTTATACTGATGAGGGAAATATTGTTTTAGAGATAGTGCCAAAGAATAGCCACTATGGAAAAAGAGTGGAACAATGGAACGAGGAGGAAAAATGAGTAAAGAATACACAGATAAACAGATTAATTCAATGATACTACACTTGCGACTTAATAATGTTGCAGAGATGTATTATTTAGAAAATGAGGATAATAGTGATAGGAACTTTTTTGACTATCGCACACAAACTTATTTAACAAGAGAGCAAGTAATTTCACTTGCTTTGGAAACAAAATGGGAGAGCAAATGAATAATAATGAGTTTTATCTTTTAAACTTATGGCTACGTGAACACGAAAGAAATCTTGCGTGGTTGTCTAGGAGATTGGAAATACATAGAGTTACTTTAAGTAAATGGAAAAAGAATAACAAAATTCCTCACATAGGTAAGTTGGCAATATCTAAAGTGACGGGAGCAACAATGGAACAGTTATGGGAGGAAGTATGAGCCAATTAAAAACGATTAATATTAAAGGCAAGGAATATGTACCTGTAGATGAAAGACTTAGAGTATTTCATCAAGACTTTAATGGACATATTGAAACGGAAGTGTTAGAAAGAGATACTTGCGTTGATCAATTAACAGGCAAGGCAGCAGACAGATTTGTAGTAGTTGCCAGAGTATATCCTTATAGTCTAGAACAAGACGCAGATGAACGAACTAGAAGTGTATGTTTTAGTGGTAGTGCTAGTGAATTAACTACGCAAGGCTTCATTAACAAAACAAGTGCTTTAGAAAACTGCGAAACTAGTGCAGTTGGACGTGCTTTAGGTATGTTGGGCATTGGTATTGATTATGGTGTTGCGTCGGCACAGGAAGTGCAACAGGCAGTTAAATCACAAGAAGTTGCAATGGCTAGATCTACGGATTACAAAAGAGTAGATGAAAAAGTAAATACAGCAGTAAAGTCTAAACTGATTACAAAAGACAAACACCTAGCTTATAAGAAATTAAGAGGTGAGGGAATGTTGCTTGTTGATTTAGTTGAAATGGAACAACGCATTGATAAACTCTTGGGAGGCGAATAATGATAGACGGTGGAGTTTTAATAAGTGTGTTATTTGTATGTGCTTTAATGCTAACTTTTATGTTCGATTAGTGAACAATAGTTTCATAAAGCTATATCGCAAAATCCAAGATAATTGGATATGGGATAATCCACTTTACCTAAAGTGTTGGATAGATATGTTGATGAGGGCAAGTATAAAGCCCTCGTCAATGTTGATGAACAATCAGATAATTAATGTAAGTCGTGGAGAAATTGTATTTTCTCAAAATAATTTTGCTAAAAGAAATGGTATGTCTAGGCAAAGATTGAGAACTTTCTTGAAAAAATTAGAAAAAACGAATATGATTAGGGTAAAAAACAACCAACTAATAACACACCTAATCATTGTGGAGTATCAACAATATAATTCTTTAAAACTAGCCACCAAAAAACCACTTAACAACCATATTATAAAAAGGGGAGAAAGTAAGAATAAAGAAATAAACAAAGACTTCGAGTTATTTTGGAACGCATATCCAAAGAAAATAGGAAAGAAAAAAGTAGAGGATAAGTTTAACTCTATTGATTTTCCTATTGATAAAATTTTAAAGAATATAGAATTACAAAAGCAGTCGGATCAATGGCAGACACAACAATACATACCTAATCCAGAAACCTACTTAAACCAAGAAAGGTGGGAAGATGAAGTTGTATTAGATGTGCAACCAGAAGAACCAATTTATATATACGAGTGTAAGATTTGCAATAAAGTAAAAGACAAGTCGCCATATAGAGATATGTATATATCCTGTTGCGACGAACAAACACAACCAAGAAAGGAATACAAATGAATAGTAAGGATTGGGAAATCGTAAAAGAAAGAATAGATGAGTATGACAAAGCAAACGCTTGGGAACACTTAGATAAGTTTGATAATTCACACGAGTGTGAAAACGAACAAGAAGGGAACGCAGATGAGCAAGATGTCAGAATTATCTAGGCAAACAGAACAAGACAACATAGCATACATTAATAGTCTGTGTGAGGACGACAAGGAATTACTATCTACTTGTTGTGGAGCAGGAGGATTAGGTAATATTCACGAGTTTGACGGAGAGCATTATGGTTTATGTGCCAGTTGTAAAGATCATTGCGACTTTGAGTATGAGGAGGTGTAATGAAATACAATATAATAGTAAATGATAATGATTGCTACTATGAAAAAGAAATTAACATAAATGACTTTGATGAAAAAAATGTTAAAGCAATTTTAGATAATGAAGTGAATTATATGAGAAAGCATTTTTATAAAGAGCATAAAAGTCAAGCAAACAACATAGTGATTAGAAAGAAATACTAATGACTAAACCAAAAATAGATACAACGTGGGATATAAATGTTGAGGGTAAACTTAATCGTAATAATATTGTTTTTCATACTAA